ATGTGAGCGGAATACTATATAATGAAGTTGTGTAGTTGTAGGTAGAATCTGTAAGATAGAATGAAGTTGACCTAGTTTGTACGATACTAGGAAACGGATGGGATTAGAGGAAGGTGGCGGAGAGTATAGGACTCGAACCTATAAGACCCATTAGGTCAACAGTTTAGCAAACTGTCCGTTTACCGTTAACGTAACTCTCCTAGATTGGAGCCTATGACTGGATTCGAACCAGCATCACCGGATTTGCAGTCCAGTCAGTAACCATTCCCTGCACATAGGCAATATAGATACGGAAGATAAAGGAATCGAACCATTAACCTTTCGGTTAGCCAAGTTTTCAAGACTTGTTTGTACCCTGTACGCTATCTTCCAAAACTTTAGACCTTCTAGGCTTTCAAAGAGGAAACTTTAGTAATCCAGTGTAATGCACAGAAGCGTTGCCGCACACTATTCTCACTGATAATACTAAAGTCTATCTTAAATATAGTCCTAAATTTAGAGTCTACAAGGTAACAAGGTTATTTTCAATGAAACTAAGTTGTGCTTTTACAAAGCTATTCCCTCTTTGTGCTGATTTTTCTCCTTTAGGCAATGCAGTCCAGAAATCTGATACTTCTTTAATAACTTCTGAATTATTTACATTAACCCAATGTGGTTGTAATTCAGTAACTTTTAAAGCTTCTACTGGCATTGCAACATCAACATAACCCATAGGGGTAAATAATCTCTGTGTAGCGTTAATAATAGCAAAAGCTTTTAGAAAATCGCTTAGTTCTACAGTACTATCCATTGTTCTTGTAGTAAACACACCAGATTTAACTTCTTCAATCTGTTTATTTATCTTTGCCTCAAGGTCTTCTATTTTAGTTGGTGCAAGAGTAGATTTAATTTTCTCCATTACGCCGTATAGGTAGACTTCTTTTTGAAAGTCTGATAAATTATCTAATCCATCTACAACGTAGTTGATGATTGAACCAACAACAGTTTTGAAAGTAATAGTAGATGTTGCAACATCATATGATGCTTTTATTTTACCAGATTTACCGAAATCAATGTTTTCACCATTTTCCATAGTGACGATGTTTGAAACAACTGCTTTAATTGGAGTTTCGGTTACTTCTACGTTTGTGTTTTCTTCGGTCATTTTGGAGTCCTCAAAGTTGGTTTTAATTCAATCAGAGAATTTCTAATTGATGTGGTTATTATACAGAAGGTTTATTTTTTACACAAGTATTTAAATAAAATTTATTAGACTCCGAGATAATTATTTGCATTTTTCTTTACCCAATCGATAGCTTCTTGCATCGTAGTTGATTTACTTTTTCTAACATCCTGCATACCTAAAGCTAACCAGAAATTACCTTCCATATCTCTATACCCTGTCTCAGTATCCCTGTAGCCAAAGCCAGTCATTCTATCAAGAACAGTTAGACTTCCTAGATTAGTATGCAAAGCGTATAGTACATTATCTTCGAATTGTTCCGGGCATTTGTAGAACTCTAAGTCTGTAAATGGTGTTTCAGAAGTTACACCACGATACCATACCTTTCCGAACTCATTTGTATATTTTTCTATCATCTCTCTTCACCCTCCTGCATAAACATACTGCAAAAAGTATCTGGTCGAAATGCACTACACGGATTTGAGTATAAATTAGAAAAGATAAATATAATCACTATAGCGATACATGCAAATATAAAATTAGTTGTTGACATTAGGAATCTCTGTAAATGAAAGTAGTGCTTTTGTATGATAAATTGCAGATTCTCTTAATAAATGGAGTAATCCTCTAGCCAACCATTTTTGGTGACTGAGATTACTGTTATCCCAATAAATTTTGATAAAATAATCTTTGTGGTAAATCCAAGACAGATAAACTGCAATTCTTTCTTTAGGAACCTCTCTTAATGGTTCTGGTACTTCAAAACCATTAATATTAATTGAAGAAGGTCTACGTCTATAGTGACTCTTACTGTTCCACATTAAATGCCCGTAGTATTCTGGAAAGTCTTCCCATATCCCCCCATCTTCACAATGTTGCCATAACAACCAAGGTTTTTTATACTTCTGACAGTCTTTTGCATACTCAAGGATAAGGTCTACATGTGAGCAACCTTGTTGTATTTTTCCTTCTACTAACTCCAAGCTATCTCTAGCAAAATAGTATGTAAGTACATTGGAAGGAATGTCAAGAATGTATGACTGTCCTTTAACACTCACAATTTTATATACCTTATTTACAAAAGGCTCTATAATAGAATTCAGTCCGAATTGACGTTTTTCATCCTTTATTACTTTAACATAATCACCAACTTTCAATTCTCTTTCTTTTATCTTTGCTTCCTCTTCCTCGTTAATTTCTACTACTTCCCAAGATTTATCATCTAAATATGCACAGTGTGGTAGATATATCAAGATAGATTTCCCAATATCATTTATAATCTCTTGACACATTCCTTCATCTATAATTTCATAAAGTTTTCCTACTGTCAGTAATTTTTTATGTCTTTCAGGCACATAGTTTGTTCTTACATATTTTGTCATTGTTTCTGTCCTCTTAACATATTTTCGTTTTTTAAAAATTTTACTATCTTGCTCCTACAGTCCGTACATATATCGCGTATCTTAAAGACTCCTCCATACCAGACATCATAAGTGATAGAGATAATATGTATAGAATTTTGTTCTGAAGTTGCGAATTTTATTTCTTCATTAGTTAGAGTTTTCCTACAACAATCGCAGAGATATGTTATTTGTTCTATTTTCATTTAAAGAATCTCCTTTTTAATACTACGATTAAGTTTATCATCTATCTTAGTCATAATCTTAACCTGTTATAAAATATTTACTTTCATTTTCTTCTATCTGTTTAATCAATAATTCACATTATCTTCAAATACCTTATCAGTCTGATATATACCTTTATACAATGGTTCACTCGAAAGTAAAGCTTCTCTTCTACCTTCATACCCGCTATTCCTATCTCCATACCCAACCGTTTCAATATTATTCAAACATACCTCACCAAACCAATCATCTACTCTAACATGCTGTTTTAATCTATTACCAAGATTACATGTAACACCAATGAATAGAAGAGTTTTATTATGGTCGTAGAGTCTATATACAACATAAGGAGCGTTTTGAACTATGTTATCAAACGTAGCTATTGTTTTCATCAAATTATCTACTTCTTCCATTTCTCCTTCATCAAGTTCCTCATACTTGTCGAACATACTTTTCAAATACCAAGGATATTCCACCTCTACTTGTGCTCTTGTCAACGACACATAAAGTAAACAGAGTAGACTCTCAGTCTCATAGAGTCTTTCAACTGCATCCTGTGTAGTTTCATCATCCATGATAACAAGAAAATCATCATCAATAGTAACGTGAGCATACTCCATTCCTTTAGAAGCATGACATGTAGTGATTACAATGTCAGCTTCTTCCTGTGTCTTAACAAGACTCTTCTCAAGGAGTTGCTTTGCTTGCCACAAGGTTCTCGTCTTCACAAGACTCTTTTGTAAACGTAGTAGTCTTTGGAGTTCATCAGAGTATTCAACTGCTTTCTCTAAGCTCTCTCTATCAACTATATGTGAAAGCTCTTTACAAGGGTATTTTGGAAGATTGTTATAATAACATGCTTCAAGATGAAATAGTTTACTGAATACTTCTGAAGTATTAATACTAGTATAGATAGATTTGCCAGAGTCAATGTTATCAAATATCCTCTCTACCACACTAGCATTTGTTCTACAAAGAATCGCTCTACTATCTATCTCAGTTTTACTCCCTGAACCAACAATCCTTAGGTCTGCTTGCAGTGCCTCAAGAACTACATTCGCTTTATCTGCAATACCTTGGTTGAATCGGAAACTCTCCGTCAGATACCCTGTAGTGAAATCACTATAGTACGGTAATTTCATCATATCATTAGCACCTCTCCAAGCATAGAGTTGCTGGTTCGGATCTCCTACAATGATACGTTGTAAGTGTGATTGCCTACGGAAGATACTCTCCATTACAGGATTCGTGTCCTGACTCTCATCGAGACATAGTACATCCACACTAACATAGGCTTTAGCCCTATCATCCCATACTTCATCTACAGATATTTCTCTAAGATCATAGAGTTTTAAGTATACATCATGTGTTATTTTTGCAGGATGGTTAGAATTAATAAGATTATTCCAATAAGTCTTTACATTGTCTACTAAAGCTCTAATAATATTGTCTTCTAGTATAAGTCTTCCTATATTCTCTTCAGGAGATTTACTGCTGAAAATATAAACTAATCTATTAAGGCTAAATGTGTCTATATCAATAGCACTAGAACGACAAAAATACTCTACCGTCTGCAAGACTTCTTTTGTGATAATTCTAATATTATCCTTCCATTCCTTCTCACTTTCTCCTTGAGGAGCAAATTGATATAAATAGAACTCTTCCAGATCACTATAAAGTAGTCCAGACTTAGAGAGTTTATTCCTCATCTTATAGTCCATGATTGCGCGGTACGCTAGACTATGGCCTGTTGAATAGACAATATTCTCTGGTCGCTCCGCATGAGTATTGCTCTCTTTAGCATTTGCAGAATTGAAACAAAGTACAAGGAATGATTTCTCAGAATAGCAGGATGCGATGTATCGAAGAGAAGAACTCTTACCACTTCCAGCTCCAGCTACTATCTTTATATCCTTTCCTGCAAGAACTAAGTCTTTGTTTGCAACTTGCTCTGCTGTAGGTGTGAAAGATTTTATTTCTTGTGTCTGTATAACTGGTTTTTTAAATGCCATGATGTTCTCCTAGTATTCTCTATCTTTCGCAGAAGCAAAAGGTATTTGTTTTACAATACTTGCTGTAAGTTTCTTCTTTGTTGTTACGAGTTCAATTTCCATTACTATATTCTCCTATAAGTCTCATAACTCCTCTTCCTTCTGCTGATAGTTCTTCACTATCAGTAATAAATTGTAACTGCATAGGTAATGAATGTGCTATTTCTGCAAGATGGTTAAAAACCAGTGCTTGCTCTGCTGACTCCATGTTCCAAAAAAGTTCTGCAAGGTGCTCTGGAGATACTATTATCTGTAATGTAGATGTTATCTCTAATCTCGGATGATGTTTATCTATTTCTGTGGTTATTGCTTTCATCTCTTTTCCCCTAAATTAATTCACTAAGTTCATTATGTTTTACTTTCCATCCAAGTCTTTGGAGTATTCTTACAACACCTAGAAGATTTGTTCTACACTCAAGATTACCTTTAATAATGATAAATCTAGTTTTGCAATTTTTCATTTTCTTTCCTCCAAGCTTCCCGAAGTATATCGTATAATTTATATGAATCAACTAAAGCTTCTAGTATATCTTTTTGATCCCCTAGAACATATATTTTTAGCTCAGGAAACTCAAAACATGTTATATATAGGATACTAATAGATTCTATCTTTATTTCTCCAAGTTCTCCAGGAAAAAATTTTGATTGTTTTTCAGCTTTATCAACTGTAAACTCTATTTCAAGGCAGATATAATTTATTGTGATAGGAATATTAAAATCGTCTTCAACAACTGATGAATCTTCTGGGTAGTATTTATAGATAAGGTTCATAAAAAAATTCCAAAGTAGTTAAAAAAGTTATTATGCTATTCCATGAGTCTAAAGAAGTTCTTTTACCATCATAATGCGCTATATGAGCTTTAATTGTAGTCGGCCAAATATCTATACTATGGTAGTCTTTATGAACTATCTTGATATGTGTATTCATATTATAGATACTATAAGGAATACCTTTGGTATCTAACCATTGTTGTAAGAGCCTGACTCTTTCCCACTTGTTTTTATCTGAGACTCTATCTAACTTTATTACAATATCTTCCATCACACTCTCCAAAAATCATTAACAACTAACCATTCTACTACTTCAGGACTATAACCGTCAGGTTCAAATCCTGTTAGAATATTTACAATAGTCTTCCTATGACTCTTTAATAGATACAACGTATCATTGATGGATTTTGACTTTCTATAACAGGATTTATCTTTATGTGGGAGTTCTTTCCAGTCCAAAGACAGTCGAATATACTCTTCAAGAATAGGATAATGGTTGCTATGCAAACACTCTATTGCTAGCAAGGTAAAACTCTCTTCTGAAAGAGTTTTTAAGACTTCACGAACTTTGAACCGGAAGTGTTTACGTTTCTTTTCTGTTTGAGAAACAAAGTATAGTTTTTGCATGTGTAGATTGTTCATTTTTTTCTCCTATAGCTTATTTATAATATTTTTGCAATTTAAACTTAACCCAAGCTTTGGGTCTTCGTCAAGATAGAATATGTTCATAGTTGCCCCAATCTAAGTTCTTTAACTATTTGTTTTAAAGCAGTATCAATATGGCTATCATCTAAATATGTATACATCTCCAGTAAATCTACCCTAGTTGCATATAATAAATCCCAACGGAATCTAAGAGCTAAATCTTTTACCATAAAATTAGTTTTAAGCAAATCATAATGACTTTGCACTAAGGAAATATCTAAGGATTCTATTGCTGTGCGAAGTTTAATATAATCTTCTTGGTTGATTTTCATTTCACTCTCCTACTAGTTTAGTTTTATTAACATGTTTCCCCTTAGTCACTTGTACATAAGGAGGTTCTAAGGGAAGTATAGACGTTATACTGTATATTGGTAACACTGCTAATAAGTCAGTTTGTAAGCTTTCAGGGAAAATAAATTTATTGGTTTTCATGTTATCCGCCTTGCGAATTAATAGAATAAAAAAGCTTAACGGCATTATATCGAAAGCTGCAAGCCCAGGCAAGCAAATAATTAATTATTTTCACCTTATCCGCTTATATAATTTTATTCCTTATATATACGACTAGTGCAATTTTAATATAACATCGTTTAATTAAATAAATCTGGAAATAGAGAAATTAAATTGACAAAATGTGAAAAAAGCTTAAAATGGCCGCTCGAAACAAAAAAAGTTTTAAAATTGTCAAAAATATTTAACTTATATAAGTTAAGTTATAGTAAATAAACAAATAGAGGAAAGTATATGCTTGCATTAATGGCTAATATAGAAGATACCCAATTTAATGCTTTAAGAGGAGAGAATACATGGAAAATAACACAATGTTGTCCACGTACTGGAAAAGTACTAACAATAGAAGCTACTGATGAAGAATTTGCGGCTACTTTAGCTTTAATGATAGGAAGAGATAGTTTAGAAGGAAGTGATAACCTTTATCCGATTGCAGAAAGTTTAGTGAAAAAACAAATAAAAGCTATTAAAGGCTGTTCTGATATTACAAGTACAGAAGAGCAAGAATTTATTAATTCATTTAGGATGATCCCATAAACGATAGTATTTAGGCTACTTTAGGCTACTTTAGTAGCTAGTTCTAAAATCTAGGAGATTAAAATGAGAAAAACAAATACAAAGTTAGTTGATGAACTTTTAAAACAACATCAAGAAACTGTTATAGTTATGGCTGGCTGGATAAAGGTTAAAGAAACATTATCTTTAGAGAATATCCAACCTTGGTTACAAGAAACATCTATTGACACTATTATAGGAAGAATAGAAGGTCATACAGCGATGTTAGAGAATGTTTTACATCAACAAAACTGTTATAGAGGTTTTAACTATATAGACTCTAAAGGAAACTGGTTAATTCTTAATGGGATGAAACTTCAAGACCATCCAGAGTATAGAGAATATCTTAGAAGATATTATTAAGGAGAGAGATATGCAAAAAGTCTATTTAAACTCTATCAAAACACGTTGGTGTAATATTAATGATGTAGGAGACAGAGACAAGATACATCTTTACACAGAATCAGGTAAACTTATTACAAGGACTGCACAATATTGGGAAGAGTTCACTTCACTTGTGACAGGTGAGAAGTACATCAAGTGCAAGATTACTTACCGTGGAAAAACTTATTTTGTTGCAAAGGATACTATTTTAGATGACTGATATTACACAAGAAGGAAAGATTATGTTTGTATTTGAAAATACAATCTTGGAGGATTAATGAAACCTTATGGCTTACCTAGATATCCTGGATTTGAAAATGGTTATATGGATAAGGAAGAATGTTTAAAACGTGGAGCAAAATCATGTTGTATGAAGATGCAGTCTAAGACTAGACAGTCTGCGAGACGGTATCATAAAAAAAGTTATAGGCAACACCTTAAAGTAGAATTGGAGATTTAGTATGGGCTTAGATATGTTTGCACACAAAGTAAAGAAAAGTAAGCTTGCGATAAAAGAAATAGTAGAACTTGCCTACTGGAGAAAAGAAAATGCTTTGCATGGGTGGATGGAGAGGTTATATAAAGAAAAAGGAGGAACTGATGAATTTAATTGTATCCCTCTTGAATTATCTATAGATGATCTTTTCAGACTCCTAGACGATACTAAGAAAAGAAATTATGAGGGAGTACCTGGATTCTTTTTTGGGGATACAAAGTATAACGCTGAGCGTTGGAGAGAATTAGAAGATTCAGTTTTTAATTTTGTCTTTAAGAGTGTTAAAGCTATCTCTGAAGGGTATATTATAGAATATTCTTGTTGGTATTAGTAAGTGCTTGCACAAGATCAACTCCGTGCAGTACAAGAGATAAAACAATGGTATAGAGGAAATAAAGCTTTCCATATACTTAATGGCGCAGCAGGAGTAGGGAAGAGTTTCGTAGTAGACTCAATCCTTGAGGAACTCCCTAAAGATAAAGTAGTTCTGCTTGCACCTACACACAAGGCATTGCGCCAATTAAAGGAGAAATGTCATCATCCCTATGAGTTTCGCACTGTAGCAAATGCTCTTGGTATCCGTCCAATAGATGAAGGTAAAGACCTTAAGTTTGAACAAATATCTTTACCTTCTTTCTGGGAAACTATAGACTTTGTTGTATGCGATGAGAGCGGAATGATAGATGATAGTCATATAGACATATTTAAAACACTTGGCGTTAAGATTCTCTACGTTGGGCATAAGAGTCAGCTTCCACCGATACGAGAGAATCGTAGTATATTCGATAAATGTATCTCTCCAGTGTTCGAGAAAGGTTATGATGAAAGTCATCTATGGATACCGAAGAGGAATATAGGAGAGTTATGGGAGTTTTGTAACTTGCTGGAGCAACGTATATATGATGATAGTGTAAAAGTACCAACTACGTTTGATCTATCTCAACGAGACTTTAATGATTTCTTTAGCTCAACGGAGAGTAGAGAGGATTTTCTCTCAGGTAATCTTAAAGTAGCTCTTTGGACAAATGAAGGTCTTGATAAAGTAAATCTAAAGGTTAGGAAACTTCTTTGGGGAAACGAAGCAAAGTTTAAGTATCTTCCAGGAGATCGAGTTATTTTGACAAATAACATAATCTCACTTAACTTTCTTGAATATCTCACAGATACTTTGATTCTTAGAGCAGTTAAAGACGCAGTTGATGTTTATAACTCTACAGATGGTGTTGTAGAAGATGTTAGTGAAGTTACAATAAGACTTAATAAAGCCTTAGTCTTTCAATGCTACAAGCTTAAGCTTAAGACTTTTGAAGGAACTACGTTTGTTTATGAACTTGTCTACAAGCATGACTATAAGAGGATAGCAGACTACTACGAACATAAAGCTTGGGGAATGAGTTCTAAACAATCTAAAGATAAAGCATATAAAGAAAGAGCATTACTTCTTAAGTTCTTTGCACAGGTAAAACACTTTTACGGAAGTACATGTCATAGACTTCAGGGAAGTAGTATTGAAAAGGTTCTTGTTATAGGAAGTGATGTGAATAAGAATAGTAATAGAGTTGAGAGGGCAAAGTGTATGTATGTCGGAGCTAGTAGAGCGAGTAAAGAATTAATGGTTTATAGGGGATTGATATGAAAAAAATAACTACATTATTTAAGATAGTTTACAAGGAGAAGGGGGTAAAAGGAGTTATTACAACAGACGTACGCCCAGAAAACTCTTGGGTTTATACTGATAAAGGTGTAAAAGCTACTAGAAAATTTGATGGAACTGCTGTAGCATTTATAAACGGAATTATGCATAAAAGATATGATGTAAAACCTACGAAGGAAGCTTATAAAAAACACCTAGAAGGGACACCTTGGGAGGTAGCCGAGTTTAAAGAAGTTCCTGTAGATGCTATTGCTTGTCAAGAACCTGATAGGATAACAGGACATTGGCCTCATTGGGTAAGATGCGATTATTCTAAAAAAGAAGACAAATACTTCTTTGAAGGATTCATATCTACTTTAGAAACGTTAGAAGATGGAACTTATGAACTGTGTGGAGAAAAGATAGGTAATAATCCAGAAAAACTTCAAGGGCATATGCTTATAAAACATGGAAGTATTCTATGTAATCTAAATTCCTATGTCTACGATGATATAAGAGACTACCTTAAAGCAGAAGATATAGAAGGTATTGTTTTTCATCATCCTGACGGCAGAATGTGCAAGATTCGTAAAAGTGATTTTGGATTTAAGAGAGACTTCTAATGGCTTTCACTCCACCAACATCAATGACTCTTCCAGAGTCTACTGAACCATCAAAATACTCTTCAGGATACACTCCAGAAGAAGAAGATAGGATTAAAAGAGAGAAAGCTCTTCTTGATCAACGAGATTTAACACTTTTTCCAGTAACACTAGAGGAATTTAAAGCTATAGTAGCTCCGTGGTTTCGTATAAATCGAACAGAAGAGTTTATCCTTCATCCTGAGAAAGTAAAGAAAGAAAGAGTACCTAAAGTTCCAAAGGAAAAAGTAGTTAAAGAAAAGCTTCCGAAAGAAAAGAAATTGACTAAAGATCAAGTACAAGCAAAACTTCAAGAGATTATAATGAAGAAAGCTTTTGGGAAGGAAGTAAGTGAAGAAGAAGAAAGTTTTTATAATACTCAATATAAGTAGGAGAATGGTTATGGCAGCAGAAGATTATGATTTCACTGATGGGAGTAACTGGGAAGAGGAAGAAGAACAAGGGCGAGAAGAAGATTGGAACGATTATGAATAACCTACCAACTCTCTTCCCAACCCACATAAGCGCCTCTATGCTTGATGACTTAAAATGTCCTATGTTCTTCTTCCGTAGAAACATTCAACATCTAAAGTCCTCAGCTAAGAACCCTGACCTTATAGCCGGAGGTCATATAGCCAAAGGATGTGAGACAGTACGAAACGCTTTCTTCACAGAAGGTTTGTCAGAGACAGAGGCAATTGAATTAGGTATTGAGTATATACTCGAAGCAGAAGATACAGGAGACTCTACAAAATCTAATGAAAACATTGCCTTCTGTCTACGACAGTATTTTAAAAAGTTTCGTTTAAGTGAAACATTCCCTGCTTGTGCTTTATCTGATGGAACACATGCAGTAGAATATAAATTCCAGTTTGATCTTGGTATTCCACATCCAGACCTTGAAGGTGTAAACCTACAGTTTACAGGAAAACTAGATTATCTTTGTGAAGACGTAACACTACGTTCTACGAAACGATATGTTCTTGACGAAAAGACTTGTAAGAGTGTCTTTCGTGTCGGAGGTAGTAAAACTATAGACTATCAAAAAGAACTTGCACAATATAAAACATCTACGCAATTGATTGCGTATCATTGGGCAGCAAGGAAACTAGGAGTTTCTACTGAGAGTTCTCTAATTCGTAGAATACCAATAATGTCTACGTTTGAAGAAAGCTTCGAACTTGAAGTTCCTATAACACAATGGCAAATAAATACATGGGAGAAAGGTCTTTATAAGACTCTGGTTTCTCTAGTAGAAGACTACAAGTCTTATAAACGTACTATCGTTGGAACTAAACGATCTGTTGGAGAAATCTTTCCTATGGCAGGCACTGGCACGGCTTGTATGAACTATTCTCGTCCTTGTATGTACCAAGAAGGGTGTCTTTCTGAAGATGGAGAAGTTTTGCTTAGTGAGAAATATATGCAGAAAGTCTATGATAGAAAGAATCATATAGAAGTGTCTTTACAAGATTATATGAAAACAATAGGAGATAAGAATGGCTGAAGCTAATATACCAATCTTAAACAATGACTTCCATAGAGAAAGTGATAAAGTATTACTTTTTGGTAAAAATTCTGTAGGAAAGTCTTTCTGTATTGCAAGTTTGTTTAAACCTGCTAAAGAGAATGATAGCGATTATATTAAAGAACTTCTAGCGAATAGAAGAGTCATTTATGTAATGACTGAAAGAAACGCTGTCAGTGGGTTAAAACGTGGCTTAGAGTATTACAATATAACTATAGAGGAAGGACAACTTCTATATGTATTTCCTAAGCGTAAAGAAAAGACTTTCTCAAATATGCGAAGAGCTGTCAGTGCTTTTCAAAAAGAAAGTAAAACCGTGGCACTGTCAGGTAAAAAAGATGTTACAGCAGGTAAAGAAAACTACAGTTATTTTGATGAAATCTTTAAATGTATGGAAGATTTTAAAGGTATCGATTATGCTACAGGTAAAGAAGTTTCTCTTGGTAATATAGGTGATTTAGATATATCCGATATTCTTGTTGTGGATGGATTATCTCCTATCTATACTGAAGTATGGAAGGTTACTCAAGGAGATAAAATAGCTATAAGTCAAAATGATTTTATGCCAGCGCAATACTTAATGAACGACATTATGCAGAATCTTGGTTCTATTGAAGCTAATGTAATTCTAATGGCACATTCAAGAGATTTAACAGATAAGGAGAGTAATCTAATAGAAACAGTAGTAAATACTGGAGTAGGTCAAAGTACTTATTCAACTCTTATGGGTTGTTTTACAGAAATTGTCCACTGCTATCGGTTTGGCACTTCTTATAAATGGGAGTGTGAAAAGCCTAAAGTAGCTTGTACTTCTAGGAAATTACCTAAAGAAACGGGATTAACTCCAGACTTTAGTTTGTATAATCTTTTTGGGAACGTAGGAACTTATCAGGAGAAGAAGAAATGAAATCCCTATAAGGCCGATACCTTATCGTAAAGCTATCAGTACGACAATCTGATTCTGTAAGAGTAAGCAGAAAACTAAATATATTAAATTAACTAAATAAGAGAATACACAAATGGCAAGAAATAAAGAAACTACAGAAAATACTTCAACAGAAACTTCAGGCAAACCAAAAAGACGTTTTGGTGTAAGTACGGCAAATATACCTACTTCAGTTCCTACCATTAAGGACGGTATATATGTTGGTAATATTAAAAATCTCAAAGCCGATGCGGCTGATAAGATGATGGCAGGTTGGTTTGAAGTAGAAGACCTTCAACTTTTCGATGTGATCGAGATTATCACAGGTAAGAAAGATGCAAGAGTTCATACCGGTGAATACAAGATTGTAGGTGCAATTACTTATATGGTAGAACTACAAAATGTTCCTGGAACACAAGAACTCCCAATGGATACTATGACTATTTTTGGAGGACGACTTGATATACACTTTGCAAAAGACAATGAAGGTAACTGGGGCTTGGATAATTCTGTTAACGACTATGGTATTGTTAATAGAACAATGGTAGCATTTTATAAAGCTGTCGGTTTAACCGATGATGAAGTCAATGAGATTGCAGAAGCAACACCGTTTGATGAAGATCAAGAGTTTACTATTCCTGAACGTCTCGCAAATGTACCAGGTGTAGAAGATATGCTTGCAGCTTGTTTATACTATAAAACATTCTTCTCACTTATCTGTGAGCATGTGAATGGGAAAGAAGTGAAAGTCAATGTATTGAGAAGGAACAAACGTAACGAACCTAATGAGTTTGAGAACGCAATCAATACAGGAAACTTTGGTAGTTCTTGTGGATTATTACCTGTAGGAGAATAAGTTTACTTGGACAAGGATGTCCTTCCTTGAGGAGAATCTATGCTTGAAAGAATAGTACCAAAAAGACAAAAGGATATTTTAATTATCAATGATGTCCCTGTACGAAAAGAGTATCAATTGACATTGAAACTTTCTTTATTCCCACAATAGAATGAAAATCTAAAATTAATTTAAGGTAACTTATGTGCAGGAAAGATGAATATTATCCAACACCCTCATGGTGTTATGAACAGCTTCCAATTGACTTTAAGCAATTTACATTAGCCTTAGAACCCTGCAAAGGTGATGGTCGTATTGTTAAGTTTTTAGAAAGTAAAGGATTAACTGTAGAGTGGGCAGAATTGTCATTGGGTATAGATTATCTAAAGACTCCATACACTAATATAGATTTAATATTAACCAATCCACCTTTTAGTAAAGCTATACAATTTTTCGATAAAGCTATCTTAGAAGCTAATACTGTTATAATGCTACAACGTTTAAATTACTTAGGTAGTCAAATAAGATTTAATTGGTGGAAAGTTAATCCACCCTCTGGACTTATTGTATTAAGTAAACGCCCAAGTTTTATAAATGGTAAGACGGATTCAACTGAATATTGTTGGTATATTTGGGATAAAACAGCTAGAACACCTAAAGGAATACACCATATATGATCAATAGAATAATTCCAAAAAGACAGAAAGATGTAATGATCATAAATGATGTTCCAGTTAAAAATGAGATTAATCTAGGAGAGAAGTTTTCTGCTATTTCAAACATGAACCTACTTAAAGCATTTCGCCTAGGTTGTCTTGACATCTATTCTGGAACTACTGATAAGACTTTACCAAACATAACATATAAAGACATTTATACAACATATCTTGACTATACCTACTATGGTGAAAACGAAGTTGAGAAGAACTTTGACTTTTGTAAAGAGTTTAAGAAACGAAAAGACCTTGTAGAGGACTTTGACAAGCAATGTCTTGTTGATAAAACTAATCCTGAAATCTCTTATATAAAACTAGAACATCAGAAAGATGTATTTGTTTCCCAAAGATTATGGATGGAGTTTAAAGGACTTCTTGAAGAAATAAAAGCTTGCTCCCCTAAGATAATTATCTGTACAGGTAAATGGAGTCTATTCTTCCTTACAGGGTGTGCAAGCCTTACAGCAAATATGAGTAAACCTGGAGAACCTAAACCTTTAGGAGCATTAGCAAAATTCCGATCTTCGATATTGCAAATAAATGAAGTCTTTGACGTATCAAACGAACATATTTTAGTTCCAATCTACCACACGATTCATTCTATCTCTATGCCAGACAAGGCATATATAATGGATTTAGATATTCAGAAAATCTGTTGGATGTATCAACAGAGTAAAGATGTTGGAATAGATTACTACATACGTCCAGAGAAAGAATATATTATAGGAGACACAAAAGAAAAAGCACTTGAATATTTAAACGAGTTATGTAATATCTTAGATACTAAAAAAACTTTAGTTTCAATAGATATTGAAACTTTCTTTAGGTCTACAATAGATTGTGTAGGTTTTGCTTATGAAGTAAATCGTGGATGTTGTATACCTTTTGCAGCTAAAGATAAATCAAGTTTATGGAGTATTGAGGACGAGATAGAAATTCTTTGCAAGATTAGAGAAGTTCTTCTACATCCAAACTGCTTACACATTGGACAAAATTATCAATACGACTGCCAGTATTTTTATAAACTTTGGGGATTGCATGTTAAGCCAACACATGATGCAATGGTTTTACACCATTTACTCCATAATAAAATGCCTAAAGATTTAGCTTTTCTAGCAAGCTTATACTGTGAAATTTATACATATTGGAAAGGTGAAATTGACGGAACTAAAGAAAATCCAGAAACTCGTTGGATATATAACTCGAAAGACTGTTGCTACACACTTGAAGTTCTTTTAGTTATCCTTGATATTCTTGAAGGTATTGGTGATAAAGAATTACAAGAACTTTATCAGTTTCAAATGAATGAACTCCATCCTGAACTTGTAGAGACAATGAATGTTGGGGTGAAGGTAAATAAAGATATGAAGGAGGATTTGTATAATTTCTTTAAATCTATGCTTTTACAAGTTCCAGATAAGATAAATGAAATACTTGGATTTTCCTTTAACTCTAACTCTACACCACAAAAGAAAAAATTGTTTAAAGAGTTCTTTGCAATTGATCTCAAGACAAATAAGAAAAAAGGTAAAGCTGAAGTAGAAACTTGTGATGCTAAGGCTATGCTTGCCTATATGGAAGAATATCCATTGCTAAAACCTTTTCTTGGAGTTCTACTTGAGTTCTCTGCTCTAGGAAAGTTTACAAACACATTCTTAGGAATGAAATTAGACTCTGATGATAGAGCTAGAACACAGTATAGAATAACAGGTACAGCTTTTGGTAGACTTGCATCAACTAAGAATGTATGGGGAGGTGGTGCTAATTTTCAAAACTTACCTGAAAAGGGAAAGATACCAATATATTATATTTTGCAGCTACTTCAAGGAATTTCTACCGAGGATTCATCCGAAGATAGTTTAGAATTTATACAAAATCTTGAGATAATAGAAGGAGCTGATTATGGTGAAATGTAGTAGAATAAAAACTAACTACATGGAGGACTCAAAATTTAATACAATTTTTAGAAACAAACAATACTTAGTTTATCCAGGATTTGTAATAAGTAAAACCGACAAAGATAAACATTACATAGGTTTTAAAGAACTTTGTAGACTTTATAGAGTCCATCATAGTCTTTGTATTAATTATGATAATCTAATGTTGGTGGATAAACAGCGGGTACAAAACTTAGGGCTGATAGAGCTTAGACCAGATTATCATGGGAACTACATTATAAATAGAAATAGGAGTTGATTATGAATGAGTTAAATACAGATGAAATAATGCTTATAAAAGCTGCTTTAAGTTACTATAAGGATAACTATATACCTACTATCTTTTATAAGGATAGAAAGAAAAAGGAGAAAGAATTGGTACTAAAACTTTTATAAGAGTTACGGGGATAATTCTCTATGCAAAGTAACTACGTCACCTACTCACCTGAAGGAAAGATTCTTCTGCCAAATATCAAACGTATCTTCCTTCCAGATGAAGATTACGAAATAGCTGATGTAGACTTATCTGGAGCTGATATTCAAGTAGTAGCAGCGGATAGTGAATGTAAATGGCTTCTTGATTTCTTTGCTAGTGGGGAGAAGAAGAAAGTATATGCTTATATAGCGAGTGAATACTTTCAAAGAGATATATCAGACAAGTCTGATGAATACAAGATGTATAAAGGTGTCTTTCATGGGACAAACTATCTTATGGGAGTAAAGAAGCTAGCTTTAATGGCTGGAATACCTTTTAAACTCGCTCAAGGCCTACAAGACTTCTACTTTCAACTTAACCCAGAGATACGACAATGGCATAAAAGGATTGAAAATGACGTTAAGACTAAAGGATATGTGAGAAACAAGTTCGGCAGAAGAATGGAGTTCTGGATAACAAAAAATAATCCTACAGTTATGACTGAGGTAGCCGCAGCAATACCTCAGTCAACAATTGGTGATGTAATTAACCGTGCATGGGTAAGGATTAGAAAAGAACTGTACTATGAGAGAAAAGATAAATCTATTGATGGTGTGCATGTACTTATGCAAACACATGATAGTTTAACATTACAATACCCTTTTGAAATAGCGGAACTATGTAGAAGAAGAATACCTGAATTGACTGTTGTACCAATACCTTATAACCCACCATTGCTTATTGGAGCTGATATAAAGGTTTCGAGAGTATCTTACGGTGATACGAGTAAAATTAAATAGAGAGAAAGATTATGAAAATACTTCTAATCTACGTTATATATGGAATCTTAGGAATTTACTTAGGAAGTTTAGGTTATATACTTTCTAAAGAGTTCTTTATTATTCTTACATTAACAACGGCCATATCATGTCTTAGCTATGCCGAAGCTACCCAAAGAAAGCATTAAAACTCTTCAGTAAGATAGAGAGATTCTTAACATAAAATAAAATTTATATAATAGAGATTACTAATGAAAGAGATTAAAATTAAATTAACAGAAGAAGCAAAGATTCTATCAGAAGATGGAATATCTTTTATACCTATCAGGGCTAATCCAACAGATGCAGGACTTGATTTATTCTCAATAGAGAACAATATTGTTCTTGAACAAGACTCAATTATTGTCCCAAGTGGGGTATGTGTGGAGATTCCTGAAGGTTATGTAGGGCTTATCTGGCCTAGAAGTGGGCTTTCATGTAAATCAGATATAGAAACAGGTGCAGGTGTAGTAGACTCAGGTTATCAAGGGGAGATAAAGGTACATTTGTATAATTTTGGAACAGATAGTTTTAAGATTAAAGTCGGTGCAAAGATAGCACAACTACTTATTGTTCCAATTGTTACACCTATTCCAGTTCTTGTAGGTAGTTTTGAAGAAGAGACAAGTCGAGGAGAAAAAGGTTTTGGTTCTAGTGATATAATTTCAAAAGAAACCTACTTAACACAACTGAACTATTAGGAGATTTTATGACAAGTGCTGATAAAATTTATGTAAGATTATTAGAGACTATTAAAAATGAAGGAGATCTTATAACTACTCGTAATAGTATAACATTATCCCATTTTAATCTACCTAACGTAACATTTACAGAGTTTCCTCTAGTAACTCTCAGGAAAACGGCTGCTAAGAAGGCAATTAGGGAGATGGAATGGTTTCTTTCAGAAGACCCTGTTTGTCCTAATACCCTATTAGATTGGTGGAAAGGGCAGTTGAATAAAAATAATCAATTAGTAGGAGGATACTCTACGCAGTTCAGAGAATCCGGTGAAAATAGTGTTTTACCTTTTGACCAAGTTAAGTTTATTCTCGATGGTCTGAAAAATTCTCCTAAGAGCAGAAGACTAATAATCTCTATGTGGAATCCATATGATATGGCAAATATTATAGAGTATAATCAAAACTCTAATACACCAACGTGTTGTCATAGTATAATAATTCAGTTCTTTGTTCGACATAATACACTACATATGAAAACCTATCAACGTAGTGCTGATATGTTGTTAGGTGTACCACATAATTGGGTACAGTCTTGGGCAATGTTACTATATTTTGCCTATCATAGTGGGTTAGAAGTCGGTACTATAACTTGGGTGTGGGGAGATACTCATGTATATGAAGAAAATTCCCATATAGAAGCTTTATATTCTTTAGTAAACTATGCTAAAAATAATACCAATGATGCAACTTATCAAATTTCATTATCCTATACTCCAAAAGATTTAGAATATGATGGCAATAATGTTCCAATTTTCAGGGCAAAAGATTTTACTATCTCAGGAAATATACCAGATCCAGTTATTACACATAAAATTAAATTAATTTAACGGGAACTCTAATGACACAAGAAGAGATAAATACATCTATAAATAACTATTTTTACTGTAATGCTATAATAGGAGAATTTATGTATGGGATAGTCAGTAAAGACATCTGGGAACCTTTTGAAGAGTTTCTTGAGGATAGTCTTATTGAAGTTTTAGATGAGCAAATCAGATTAAATTCCTTAGTACATTTTTGCAATACAGGTAAGTTCTTAGATTGTAAACCATCCCTTTAATCTCTTAAAGTATATTGTATTAACCTAGTTGACTACGCTAGCCTCCGAAAGTAGTCGCATTCAAGGGAGAGGTTATCTCTCCCTCTTTTTATACCTTTAAGGAACTCTTATGAAAGCAGTAGAGATAATACATCAGTTACAAGACCTTATAGAGCTTCATGGAAACATAGAAGTAGGAAAACGTAACCTTGAATTTAATTGCTTTGAAGCAATAAATTACATAGAATTAAAAAAAGCTAGTACTGGAGTATCTTTTCTATCTTCAGATGATGCGTCTTTAGGAAATACTTTTATAGCAATTGGCTAATTAAACTTTATATTATAAAGGAACTTTTATGTGTGATATAATTATTTTACAATTTTCAGTGATAGCTTCTGTTATATATACTTTTCTAGGACTTGTTGTTTCTTTTCTTAAAGAATCTACTAGATTACTTGATAGAATCTTTTTCTTTCCTTTTTTCCTGTTAAAGAAAATACTCAATGGATAAGAAATGTCCTAAATGTGGAAATACTTTTCTTCTAAGGCTCTATTCTTTAAATAAACTTATTTGTACAGATTGTAGAATAGAGATTCCTTGGAAATTGAAAGAAAAACAAAAAGCATTAATTAAATCCCAGAGGTAATTCTATGTTTAGAGTAACAACTTGCTACGAGATAACTTTGAGTTGTGGTTGTCAAGAAACAGTGCACAGAAATGTTTATGATAACTCTGGAAATATTATTAAAGAGTTTAGGACTAAGAAAGAAGCAGAAGAAGCTGGTAGAGATATAATGATTAAACGAAAAGATCGTAGTTTTAACATATATAAGGTATAACCTATGCTTCCAATACATGTAATGATAAAAGAAATTGCAAATACGAAGTTCTCAGAACTACCTGATGAAGTTATACAAAGTATCTATACTATTATCAAAGAAACTAAGAAAGCAAAGATGGTATCTTTGATAGGATATGTTAAAGGAGAAGTCAAGGGAAGTAAGTATGATCTTGACGTGACGTATTACAAAACATCCGAAGGATATAGTCTTGATGAAATCTTTTTTCGATCTGGAAATATAACACACTTGATTGATAAAGAAGAAAGAAATGTTATAGAGAAAGAGATGATTAAAGTTATAAAACAAGAGCTAAAAGATTATCCTATTATCCTTCCTATTAATGGAACATGTTATGATATTTAAACCACAAAAAGTACTCTCTTTAAAGGATGAACTTGCAAAGAAAAAACCAAAACTACAAGGAGAATATATACTTACTGAAAAAATAGATGGTTGGTATGTGTATTTTGAATATATTAATGGAGTATGGCATACTCCTAAAAGTTCCGCAGGTAGACCTATTCCTGCATTTGAATGGATGGATTTAACTACGTTACCAAAATATAACTCAGATGCAGTTCTTATTGCAGAAGCATACATACCAGACTGCCCATTCTTCATTACGAATGGGATTTTCAACCGTAGTATAGGAGATTATCATTGTAAAGATGTAAAATTCATAGTTCATGATATAGTCCAAAATGATTATCTTCAACGAGCTAATGTACGTTTTCAACACACTTTTAGGTTTGAAGAACTTAGATACTTTGACAGACCTGAAGTTCTTCTGCTATCAACATATAATGAGAAACTATGGTTAAAGACTTTCGAGTCTGTAGTTGAAAACAATGGTGAAGGTATTGTAGCAAAACGTGTTGATAGTTTTTATTCCCCTGGAAAACGTAACGCAGACTTATTGAAGTTAAAACTTGAGTGTACAATAGATGCACTTGCAGTGAGACTTGAAGAATCAATTGGAGATAAAGGACTTACGGCATTGACGTTAGTATCTCAACGTGCTAATGGTATAGAGATTCGCACGGTGATTGGAAAACATGAAGATCAGAAGAGGTTTAAAGAAGACTCTACGAGTATTATTGGTAAGGTTGTAGAAATTAAAGGTATGGAGGTATATGATGATGGTCAGGTACGCCAGCCTGTGTTTAAACATGTAAGAGAAGATAAAAGAATAGGAGATATAGATTGAAAATTGAGAAAAAGATAATCGGATACAAAGTTCTTACAGAGAAAGATAAAGAGAATCTTCTAACAATAGAACCAGTTATTCAACGAACTAAAGTTCTCTTAACCCGACCAGAAGTCTTATCTGGAACAACCTATAAAATTAAACCACTTGTCCTTCAACATGGATTATATATTACGATAAACAATATAGTTGTTGAAGACAAAGTCCTTCCCTATGAACTTTTTATCTCTTCAAAGAATGTGGAACTATTCCATTTTATGGAAGTATTGTCTTTAACAATAACTACGTTATTTAGACTTCAACAGGATATTACACATTTACTCGAAGAGTATAGTGATATTCCTGCTATGGGTGGAGACTATTGGGGAAAACCTAAAGTTAAAGGTGAGAAAGGCAAATTTTATAAAAGTTTTATAGGAGAGATTGCAGATATTATAAAAACTCATATTGATGGTTTAGCTCTACAAGAAACAAAAGTTTCTTTTGAAGAGATTGAAATCGTAGATGTTGCAGACGTTGAATATCCAGAGGAGCAAAGTAAAATGTTACTTTGCCCAGCATGTAATACAAGAAATGCTCTTATGTTAGATGGTTGTCTAACATGTACAAGTTGTTATTATAGTAAGTGTGGATAGAAAATTTAATTAAACTAATTTAGAGGAAAATTTTATGTCAAAAGCATATATAGTAGATACAGCGACAACAGGTCTTATTGAACCAATACAACCAATTGAGATGGCTTGGTTAGAACTTACAGAAGATTATAAGGTTTATGATAGTTTTCTAAGGCGTTATCGTCCAAGTAAATCTATAGAACTTGGAGCATTGGCTACATCACATATTATGGATGAAGATTTAATAGATCAAATCTCCTATACGCAAGCAGAGCATGACCTTCCAAAAGATATTACTTATATGATCGGGCATAATATAGACTACGATTGGAAGGTTCTTGGAGAGTCTAATGTAAAACGTATTTGTACTAAAGCATTGTCCCAACATCTATGGCCGGGACTTGATTCATATTCACAAAGTGCTTTGATTTACTATCGTTACAGATCTATTGCAACAGATCTTTTGAAAAATGCGCATAATGCTTTAGATAATGTCTATAGTAATCTTAATCTTCTTACAGAGATAATTAAAGAAGTAGGTCAAATATCTTTTGAGGAACTCTGGGAACTTTCCGAACTAGCACGAGTACCTAAAACTATTTCTTTTGGTAAGTTTAAAGGTAAACCTTACACAGCATTAGATTATGGTTATATTCAATGGTGGCTTACTAAGAGTGATACTCCACCAAATGAGTATCAATTAAAAGCACTTCGTGCCGCAGGATGGACGGTATGATTAAAGTATATATCCTCGATACAGAGACTACTGGTATAGGTAAAACCGATGACGTAATAGAAGTTTCTTATAATAAATTAAGCTCTCTCGAAGAAGAGTTAGATATTTTTAAAAGTTCTTCAATTGCAAATTACAAGGAATATTTTCTTCAAGATGTAGTCACAGAAAGATTCTTCCCGTCTATGCCAATAAATGAATTTGCTTTTAATTGTCATGGTATAAGAAGAGCAGAACTTGCTGGAGAGAGACATTCAAAATTTGTTGATATACCAGAGGTAGATTACCTTATCGGGCAAAATATCCCTTTTGATGTAAAAATGTTAGGACAATCTAATAGTGCAATAAAAGATAGACTTTCAACTATTAAACTTATAGATGCAATTCCATTAGCAAGAGCATTAAATAAACATCAAAGCTTAGGGTTAGAAGCCTTTAATCTTGATTACCTTGTGAAGACCTTCTTTCCAGAAGATAAAGAATTACTTTTCTCTAAATATCATTCTTCTTCTTTAGATATTCTACGAACTATGGTTGTACTTTTTAAACTCATAACTCCATTAGAGAATGTACGAACATGGGAAGAATTATCTAAATTACAAACAACACTGAAAGGAGTAAAAAAGAAATGAAATATATGGGGAGTAAGAATAGAATAGCTAAGTACATTCTTCCAATTATCCTCAAAGATAGGAAAGAAGGTCAATGTTATGTGGAACCTTTTGTAGGAGGTTTTAACCTTATAGACAAAGTAAAAGAAAATAGGTTAGCTGCTGACTGTAACCCATACGTTACAATTTTATTTACTGCTATTCAGTCTGGTTGGCTACCTCCAGATAACATAGCTGAAACTGAGTATAAGAGTGCAAGTCTTAATCGTGAAGTAACTCCTTTAGTATCTTTTATAGGTTTTGGTTGTAGTTACTCCGGGAAATGGTTTGGTGGATATGCTAGAGGTAATACTAATAACGGTACGCCTAGAAACTACTGCTTAGAAAGTAAAAACAATATTCTTAAACAGTATGAAGCAATACAAGGTATCCAGATAGAGCATAACAGTTATGAGAGGTTGAGCATCCCATCAAAGAGTCTTATCTATTGTGATCCTCCTTACAGAGGAACAACAGGTTATAAAGATTCCTTTAACCATGAAAAGTTCTATCAATGGTGTAGAGATAAGAAAGCCGAAGGTCATACTATTTTTGTAAGTGAGTATAATATGCCAGATGATTTTAGATGTATCTGGTCTAAAGAACAAACTTCTAGTCTTACTAAAGACACTGGAAGTAAGAGAGCCATTGAAAAATTATTTACATTATAGGATAGAGAGCAATGACAGATATAAATAATGGTGGAACAACAGATTACTATTCTGTCCCAAAAAATGCTAAAACACTCAATGATCTTATAGAGTTTAAAAATATGCCTTTCTGGTTAGGAGAAATCTTTAAAACTTGCTATGCTTTCCCTGAAAGATCGACACGAGCTACTGATGGGACATCTTCTAAACTTCGTGAGGCTAATAAAATACTCTACTATGCTAAACGTGGAGTTAATTTACATAAAACCTCTAGCACAAAAGATACTTTATGATTAAAATTCCAACCTACCAAGAAGTTTCAGAACGTATAGCAAAGTTTGAGGAATTTACAGAAGAAGGAGCAATACCAGAACTACCTAGATATTTTGTAGATCGTATAGATAGTTGGACTCCTATGTTTAAAAAACATGGAATTGATCCTCCAACTCCTCTTGATGTCTTTATCTATGAAGAAGAACCAATAAGTCTATCTTCTAAGAAAGATTTCTACAAGAATCTATCAAACATGCTTGCATATGTAGTTGAAGTTGAGACAGAAAAACATAGAAAGACTATCTATGATTTAATGGAGGAAAAAGAAGACTTAGAAGAAAAGATATTTATTAAGAATATAGCATTACTTGGGATTTTAGTATTAATGTTATATAAGATACTCTCCGCCACCTTCCTCTAATCCCATCCGTTTCCTAGTATCGTACAAACTAGGTCAACTTCATTCTATCTTACAGATTCTACCTACAACTACACAACTTCATTATATAGTATTCCGCTCACAT